ATAATTTCTCCTATTTAAACCTGTCGTTACCATGAACCCAAATTACTATAACCCATCTTTCACCTTTAGTAACAGGTGATACTCTATGCATTAAGAAACTAGGGAACATAGAAATTGCACCTTGATCAGCAATTGCTGTCATAGGTACACCTATATTATTAATTTCTAAGTCACCACCTTCATAACTATCTCTAGGAGAAAGAGGAACAGAAACTGATATTTTTCTAGTACTACTATCACCAGGACCTACATCCATATGCCAGTCATAATGACTTTTATCTGATGCTTTATAGTGTAATAGTTGTAACGAATGAGTAATACCTTGAAGATTAAACTTAAACCATTCAGAGTTAGCCTTACCCACTGCATCAGCAATTTTATTAAAGATCCATGCTGTGTCAGGTTTCAAATCAATGTGATATTGGTCTACTTGTCTTACGTTTTCATTATATGATCCAGGTCCATAACCAGCACCTATTCTAGCTTTTTGACCGTAATCATTATCAGCAAGAGCAATAACTTTTGCACATTCTTCTTCAGTAAACATAAATTCTGGATAAAACTTGCTATGGTAAGTACATGCTCCAGGAAAATGACCATCAGTAGTATTAATCATCACACCGTTATGGATAATATGATGATTGAGATCAGATACTCTAATAACATTATCATCATTATTAGGTGTATGTTGAACTTTATTTTGATTTACGTTCTCATTACCTTTTAAAGTACCTAGCTTTTCTCTTTTATCATATGCCCATTCTTTATGAGGACCGTTAGCATCTACATAATGAACAAATACTTGAACTTGCCATTTACCTTTATATACTGGTCTCCAATGGTTAAGCTCATTACCTCTATACATTACTAAATCACCAACACCTATCTCAATAGGCATTCCTGGATCTTTATCATCTCCTGGCTTACCAAAATAGATAGGCCAGATTCTAGAATCCGGATCATGACCAAGAGTAATGGTACCAGAAATTTCACATGAAGGTCTATCTTTATGAATCTTTAGTTCATCACCAGGTCTATAAAGTCTTGCGTAAGTATAAGCAGGAAGTAGTTCAATACCTAACTGCTCAGATAAAGGTTTAGTTAAATCTTCGAGAAGTTTATCAAATACCGGATCACCATAAATAGCTTCAGATAAAGGACATTGTTCATCTCTAGTTGTTTTACCTTTTTCGTATAAGTCAAACATATGCTGAGTCAATTCTTTTGACTTTTCAGCAGGTAATACATCTGATAAGTAAATTGATCTTTGTTCTTCAAAGACTTTGGCCGCAGTAATTTCCTGCATAATAATCGCTCCTTAAATAATAATAATTATAACTTATTTATAATAGTTTTTCTATAATTCAAACTCTGATGTTGGTGCAGTAAATGATGACTGAGAGTATTTAGCTACTGATGATAGTCTAAGATCCTGGAAGTACCCATCAACAGCATGCTGAGCTTCAGTAGTTGTACCGTTAAGACAAAAACTCATATCAGCACTAGCATTGCTGAAGAGAGCATTGTTTT